GAAGGTGATTTAAAATGAAACTTGATTTCGTCAGCTTTTAAGTTTTCTACAAAAATACCGATAATTAAAATTATGCCAATAAGCATTATTGACCATAGCACTTTATCTTTTTCGCGTTGTTCTTTTGCTAATTGTCTTTTAGTCTTTTCTTTGATCATCTCTATCCGCCTTAGCCAACCTGTCGGTGTGCATAAGTTGTGGTACACCTAATATAGTCTTAAGAAGGGTATCTTGTCTAATTATCTCGTTGTCTACAGATCTTACTCTGTCTATAAGAGCCACTAAAATACCGTGTTGTGAATCTAGTTTTTGGCCAAGTCGTTGTTCTATTTCTGATATTTGTGCAGAAACTTTTTCATCAAGTACATCAACTTTAGTTTCCATACCATCAATAATTTTATTGATCAGCTTCCAGATAAATAAACCTAAACCAATAGCTGCTGCTATGGGAAAACCTACTTCGTTTATGAGTTGTACCGCGGAGTCCATTTAGATCAGCTCCGCAATTACAATAGCTCCTACAATAAATGGATAAACGGCCCAGATCATGTTTTCAAGTTTATCAAAACGTTTTGATCCATCCTCAAGTCTTTTATCAATACTTTTATATAAAGCTCTACACTCTCTTTCGTGAGCTTCGATTTTATTTAAAGCATCTTTTACTGTTGCCATTAGTCACTACCTGTATTGTCATAAAATTTTTTTGGTCTGCCTCTTTTCTTAACCCTTTTGGTAGTATAGGCTTCATTGACATCTGGAGTAGATTTATCATCTGCAACATAATGTCCTTTTTTGTTTCTGGCTCTTACTTTAACTCTTTCGGTGCCAGTAACCTTATCCCAAAATTTAGCTAAAATACCCATCTTAATTACCTTTGTCTTTAGCCTTCATTATGTTTAGTGCTAATAGATCTATAAACTTATAGAGTTTACCAATCCAGGCATCATCCTTTGGCGTAGGTGTAGTAGCTGCGATTAGAGATGCAACTGTAACGATTGTGGTTACCCACATAATTATATCTGCCATTATTCATCTTCCTCTGGTTGTGGATCTTCTTCAAGATCCTGGGTTTCTTCTGGATCAGCAAACTCTTTGAGTTGCTCAACCACCTCTTTTCTTAGTATAGCAACAGACTCTAGTTCTTCGCCATTCCAAGTACCTCTTTTTGCTGCTACATCAATGAGCTGTAGCATGCCTAATAAAAATTGTTTTTGATCCATTATCGTCTCCTTGTTTTATATTATTAAAATTAACTACTTAAAGTTTTAGTGACGCTAGACGGACTAATCTTTTCAGCTATTTGTGCGTCTAATCCTGACTTAAGACTGGTTACTTCGTCACTACCCATGGCAGCTTCTACCCAACCTTGTACATCACTAGCTGTTAAATTAGACCATAAAGTAAAACTAGATAAATCACTAGTATCTAAACCTTGTGTTCCATAAACAGTAGCTGTCTGATTATTACCATTGCTATCTTGATTAGCGTCATCTTCTGCGGTTAGTCTCCAATGCACGTTGTGTACTACGTTAGACTTAGAGCCTACAGTTTTAGTATCACAAGTATTTACATCCCAAGTATATGATATTGCCATTTTTATTCTCCTTTTTCTAATAATTCAAGTTGCTCTTTTGGAAAATAATTGTGAGCATCTTGTTGTTGTATTATTCTTAATTTTTTCAATAATTCTTTATCGTCTGAAATAATTGCATCTATTGAGTTGTAACCTTTTTCTATGGCTACTGCAACTCTAAGACCTCCGTTATAAAGTTGGTCGTTTAAAACTAAAATTGGATGAACTATCTCTTGTTTAAGTAAAGTATAAAACCTATTAAAACGAGCAAATTTAGGAGCAGCATCTAAAGCTGTTTTGCTACCTATTTTTAAATCTTTAAAACTCATAGTATGTGTTTTATACCCGTAATTTTTTTTAGTTTTTAAATGTTTCAATTTCTTTTTTTAATTCTTCTATTTGTTCTTGTTGTTCTTGTATAGCTTTGATTAAATAAGGTGTAAGTTTTCCGTAATCAATACTCCAAGGGTGTTTTTTAAAATCTTCTTGTCCCTCTACAACAACATTAGGTATGATTTCATTTAGTTCTTGGGCAATCATACCAGTGGTAGTTATATCGTTACCTATATAATTAAAGTCTCTTACTTCTATTTGTTTTATTTTTTCTAATTGACTTCCTGTGTCTACAATATTTTCTTTTAGTCTTCTATCTGAAGATGTATTAAATGAAACTGTTTGATTACCTGTACCACTAATACTTCCTTGAGTAGCAGTTTGGTCTGTAAAAAGAACATAATTAGCTGAAGTATATGAAATATCTGAATCAAAAGATAGTTCTAAAATAACAGAACCTCCTTCAACAGAGGTATCTTGGTCAGCAAAAACAACCATAGGGAAAGCTGAATTTGAACCACCTGCTACACCAAATTTGTTTACATTACCTGCTGTACCAATAGCTCTAGTTGTAGTTCCTAAGAGCATGATTCCATCAGCATCAATACGCATTCTTTCTGTATCGTTGGTATTAAATCTTAAAGAACCAGTTGACCTTCCATCACCATCAATACTTGTATATGCTGCTGTTGCAGAATCTTGTTGTAAAAATCCTAATCTTGCTAAATTATTTGTACTATTGTTTCTTAAAGCTATAGCATGGTTACTACCAGCAGTACCTGATTGAACAGTCAATGGATAGCTTGAAGTAACTCCAATTCCAACATTACCTGAAGAATCAATACGCATTCTTTCATCTAATGTTGAACCAGCATCACTTGTCCAAAAACTTATAAGACCATCATCTTTATTAGTAGTATCACTACCACTTTCAAATCTTATAGCTGCAACTTTGTTTGTATGTGTATCCCAAGATGCACCAACCTCACCAAGTAAATTATCTGCTAATGAACCTACAATTCCATCAAATAATATTTTAGGCGAATAACCTGTTGAAGCACTTTCTATTTGTACTGTTGTAGATGTATTAGCAGCACCTTTAACGTGTAATCTGTTTTCAGGTGACGAGTCTCCAATTCCAACGTTGCCACCATCTTTTATTGTAAATCTAGAAGAACCAGCACTCATATCGTCAATGGAGAAATTATTACCATCTACATTTAAGTCGTACTTTTTATCGTTTGTACTGTCTTGTAATCTTAATTGATTGGAGGTGCTTCTAATGTGTAATGCTTTTTCAGGACTAGTCGTTCCAATTCCTACCCTATTCTCACTAACATCAAGATACAGTGTACCTGCATCAATGTTCAAATCAATAGATGAAGCATCTGCTGATATTAATCCACTTGTAACTTTTGTTATTGCCATTTGTTTTTATCTCCTGCCTGAAGGTATGTAATCTACATAAAAGCCATTAATTGTGTATGGTGCTTTTGTATCCTCACTAATTATTGTAAAATTATTACTTGTTCCACTTCCCTGTAGTGGTACTCGTATTAGTGGATTAGAAGCTCCTCCAAATACGTTAGTACCAAATACAGCATCACCAAAGTTTGAAGGAGGATTTATTGTTCCTAAATCAAATAAATCTGGTGGTTGTGGTATATCTGTACTACTATAATCAAATCTAACTTGTACGTCAGGTTGTACAACTCCTTCAGCACTTGCAGAAACTCTAAGATAGTGTAAAGTTTTTAGAGTTCCTAAATCACCATAATCATAATCTGGTGTTTCATATCTAGCTAAAATTGAACTACCATTAAAGTTGTTACCTGAATCATGTACATAAACATAACCATCTGTATCTCCATGGTAGTATTGTTCGATTCCGTTTACATCAAATCCTGAACCTATAGCTGTTACTTCTATTCCTCTTGTTTCTGACCATTGGAATCCGTCTGGTCTTAATGTTCCTATAATACCTCTTTGTGCTGTATTATCAGCTCCAGTATTTGTATAAAATAATCTGTACTGTGATTTTTCTCTTAATACAACACTATTAATCGTGTATAAATTTACGTTGTTTGCTAAGTCTGTAACAGTAGGCTGTATAGCTTTACTAACAGTACCTAACTCAACGTCACCAATTCTTGCTGTACCAGCGACTGTTCTTAATCCATCTGGTGCTAAAAATATTAAGTCACCACCAATCTCTTGAATACTATAACCACTTAAACAGCCTACGTTTTCTGCAACTGGTACAACTGCTGTATTCTGACTGTCATTTATATTTATAAGTTTATGTATACTATTTTCACAAAATATAAATAAGTCTTGACGGAATCCTCTGACTCCTACAACTTTATCTGATATAGTTACTGAACCTGCTCCAGTTCCACTAAAGTCTGATGGGTCATTATAAATACTATAAAAAACTGTATTCTCGTTATCTTCTACACCAGCAGCTATTAAGTGATGGTCATGTGAAGTTATAAACGTAGCATGTTTAGTTCCTGTTACTGTTATTTCTTCTGTAAAATATGTTCTAGAACTTAAAGCTCCTGTACCTTCCATTCTAAAACTAAAAGGTTTATTAGCTCCATCAGCTATAACTATAGTACCATAATCTTGTGCAGCACCTTCAAACATTGCAAACTGGCATTGTCCTTGTCCAGTTCTTGTAGTAGCTGTACGTCCTGTAAAAGTTGTATAGTTATCTCCACTACTATGTGATAGTTTATTTATTTGTAAATAAGTAATACCATCTTGTGTAAAATAAATATCAGTACCTGCACAAACTACAACACCATCTGCATAAGGCATAACTCCAAGTATATCTGTAGTAGAGCCTGTAGGTTGTGTTGAACTTTCAGCACCTAGTTTAGTATAACCATTAATACGTCTATACCCACCTTCTATAGAGACTTCAAAGTTTCTAAGCTCTGTAGCTACTCCGGGAGTTCTAAGTAAATCTATTGCGTTTGCAGAGTTTACTAATCCTCCAGCACATGCTACTGTAAATGGTTGTGAACGTGCCATATTTTAAAAGTATGTTCTATCGTCTGTCATATATTTTGGAGCTGGATTCATAAGATTAGATTTCATATGTTTCATTCCTTTCTTATAATCATCCAATGCAAAAGCTGCTTGTTGTGGGCTTTCTTTAAACTGCCAAATATAATAACGAACTCTAGCTGTTATTATGTTACTGTATTGCTCTGGTAAAACGATTGTATCATCATAAGTTGATAAAGCAGTCGGTCTTACGAAAGCATAAAAGTGTACATTATAAACCTTGTCAGGTATTGGACTTAATCCAAACTTTCTATTATCTGGAGACTTAATTACAAATTGAGGTTCTCCATGGTTTTGAGTATCTGCATCATCTGCATTCTCACTATCTCTGTAGTATCTTTTCCAATCATCAAGTGTAAGGAATCTTAAACCTTTAGAAACGTAAGGAGATGTTTCACCACTTACGTTAATTGTTGTTACATAAAAATCATCCCAATCAATTGATGCATAGTCTGTAGTGATACTAGAACTACCAGACTTTAATGTATACCATCTTTGACCTGCTACAGTTTCTACAGTTACGTTACCATAGAAAGGGTCGGTACTTCCACTAACATTAGCAGCAAAGAAAGGCAGTTGTGGCTCTTCATTTGCTATATCAAATATAGCTTTATTAACACTATCTTTAACAAACTTTTGAAGACCTGTAGCGTTTGCAAAGTTTGCAGACGTTAGAGGAATCTCATTAAGTTCTCTTAATACTTCGTTAGTTATGTCAAGATATGTAGTAGCCATTATTTTTTATGTACCTTTTGAATTGGAAAGTTTGCTTCTAAACTTGCACCTTTATGTTTAACAAACTTACCTGAATGTTTCATTAATTTATAAGACTTACCGGACTTCATCCAGTGGTATCCTTTTGGTGCTTTAACTTTCATATTAACAAGGTTTAGCTTTTGGCATTCCACCGTCTTTATACATAGTTCTTTTAGCTTTACCACCATGCATCATTTTCTTCTTAGCCATTCCGCCTTTCATCATTTTCTTTTTTTTATCTTTACCGTACATTTTATCTCCTTTAAAAAGTGGAGGAGTCCGAAGACTCCCCCGAATTGATATTAGTCAATTGCATAAAAAGCTGATACTAA